CCCACGGTCCCGATGTCAAGTCGAATAAAGCTCAATCTCGACACCAGTTCGGACGTCTACCTGTTAAAAACAGACCGACTTCAACACCCTCGATACAGAACTTTTCAGTCCCAATCTTGAGAAGTTTCCGTCAGTTTATCTTTGTTGGTAAGAAAGTACTAGGGAAGACCAGTACTTTGAACGTCCTCGACAGGTTCAGAGAGGAATCCATTCCGAAGAATGAATATCACAAACCATCTGTCGTATTAGGAAATATCGCGCTAATACATGCCGGATTTATGGAAAATCACGGCTTGACAAGTTGTTACTTACCATCCAGTAACAATTCTAAGACCCATTCGTCCAGACCAATTCCGTTTAACATCGAACAGGAATTGAACTTTGAAGTCGCAGAAGAGGTACATTTCATCAAGAAGAATTGGAACGCCATCAGAACGACTCTTGAACTATTGTATGGTGTAGTTCGCGGTAAATGGTTTGCACCAAATAATCGCAAAATCGTCCGTAACTACGCTCGAGTCATCCAATTCTTAGTCGTGAAAGGACTTCAAAGCGGAGCCAAGATAATCAGCGATCAAGCGAGAAACCTTGCGATGTTCGGCAGGGAAGATGATAGAAGTTCTTTTACTCTCAACTCGCGATGTAAAACGAGCGAAGCTTGGTTCCTAGCGTCGTCATTAGCTCGAGGAATTGTCACTCGAAGACCATCTCAGAGCAAGATCGACGAAGAGTATAGGAAGGCCCTCTTAAGGCTCACCACCAAAGTTCCTATGCCAGCAAATGACGTCATTAATAGGTTAGGTCAGTTCATCGACAATCTATTTCGCGCTAGAAAGTCTCCGAAGATCATCCGAAACCTACCAATGCCGGGGACAAAAGCCTGCCTAGAAGCATCAGCAGCTCAAGGTGGGGCGATGATAACCTATAAATTATACTCAGCAGCTGGACGAAGACAAAGAGAACTCGAAGAATTAGAAGACGAATTTGAGTTCTCAGCTCCACTCGGCCGTGCGCCAACACTTCGAGAGCATTGGTCGCAGTCTCACTTACATAACAGGGTAGATCGATTGATAAAAGAATTCGATCAAACAGTTAATATCCCTGATGAGACCCGTGAAATGTTCGAAGCGGCCGTAGAAGACGGTATAAACCACGATACTATGCGAATTTCACCGATTGTCAGCGAAAATGGTAAGATCAGAATGGTGACGATCCATCCAGCAAGCATAGTGTGGCAAGCAAGGGCAATGACAGCCTGGTTAATGCCATGGTTGAAAAAGACACATCAGACGCGAACATCCTTGCATAATAAACCGTTAATATTAAAGAACGAACGAGAAAATAGCTTAGATCTTAAACTATTTTCAGCGGATCTTTCGGCAGCGACAGATTACATCAGCGTCGACTTATGCCGATTCGTTCTTAACAGAATGGTGGAGCATACGGGAAAACCTGATTGGTGGGATGACGCGATGTTCAACGTCATCAGAGAGTTCGACATCGAAGGAACGCAACTAACTAATCAATGCGGAGCCTTGATGGGTCTAGGACCAAGTTGGACGGTCTTAAACATTCTTAACTCATTCGCAGCAGCAGATGCTGGAGCCGCCAAAGGAG